AGAAATGCAAGTCAGAGAAGTTATGGGTGACACACATGTAAACTTAAATAGTCCAGAGCAGTTATCGTGGGTTATCTATGGTAGGAAAGTTAAAGATAAAACAGATTGGGTTACAGCCATTGACCCATACATGACAGGCTCTGATTTCAAAGAAGCTATGGCACAGCATACAACAAGATTATATAGAACAGAATCAAAGCAATGCACTACATGCACTGGATATGGTAAGATTCGTAAAACAAAAAAGGATGGCACACCTTTTGCCAAAGCAACACGCTGTGTTGATTGTGATGGTAAAGGATATTTATATACACCTACAGAAAAACGTGCAGGATTTTGTTTTGTGCCACCATCACCAAAGTGGGCATCGGCTAATGGCTTTACAACAAACAAGATGAATTTACAAATGCTTGAGAGTACAGCCAAGAACAAAGGCATGAAAGATGCGGAGCGATTCTTACGTAATGTTCGTAGGCTATCTGCAGTGGAGACTTACCTATCTTCTTTCATTGAAGGTATAGCCACACACGTAAAATCTGACAATAGATTACATGTCAGATTGCTACAGCATCGCACATCTACAGGTAGACTGTCTGGTGCAGACCCAAACATGCAGAACATGCCTAGAGGTGGCACGTTTCCTGTCAAGAAAGTGTTCATATCACGTTGGAATAATAATGACTTTGGCATGAAAGGATATGTTCTTGAAGCTGACTTTGCACAACTAGAGTTTAGAGCTGCTGCATTTTTGTCACAGGACAAGGTGGCTATGGAAGAGGTCAAGACAGGTTTTGATGTGCATGCGTATACAGCTAAGATTATATCTGATGCAGGTCAACCTACAACTCGACAAGAAGCAAAAGCACACACCTTTGCACCTTTGTATGGTGCGAGTGGGTTTGGTAGGACAAAAGCTGAAGCGTCATACTACGAGCATTTTACACAGAAGTATAAAGGTATTGCTGATTGGCATAAGACTTTAGCTAGAGAAGCATTAGACCATCAAAAGATTGCTACACCATCTGGTAGAGAGTTCTCATTTCCAGATGTGCAACGTAATAGAAGTGGCAGAATAAGTAACTTTACACAGATAAAGAATTATCCTGTGCAGTCGTTTGCTACCGCAGACATTGTGCCACTGGCACTGCTACACATTGATAATCTTTTAGAGCGAATGAAGTCCTGTATAGTCAATACAGTACACGATAGTATTGTGATTGACGTGCATCCAGAAGAGAAAAATGCAGTGATTGGTGTCATAGATAAAACTAATAAAGAACTATCTTCTTTGATATCAAGTCGTTGGGGAATAACCTTCAACGTACCACTATTATTGGAAGCAAAAATAGGATATAATTGGCTTGACACTAAAGATGTTATATGATATAACTATGTCTCATTTGTTAAAGGAGAAACATATATGACAGAACTAACGACAATAGACCCGAACAACTATGGCGCAATGGCAAAGGCTATGGGCATAGCTAATGAAGCACCTGCTAAATCTAAAAGCAGTTCTTTAGCTAGGCTACGCATCAACCATTCACCAATCATGGGTACAGCAGAAGTTAAAGGAAAAAGTGTTAACGTAGAGACTGTTAGCGGTGGTACATACAAACTGGAGATTCCAGATGGTGATACATACTTTGCTAACTCTATTAAGATTAGAACACACATACAAAGGTTTATGTATAAGCGATTTGTAATGGGTGGTGCTAATGCACCTAACAGGTATGTTAAAACTGTTATGTCAGATAATCTAGATGTAGATTTGAAAGACAACGATGGTGGTTTTAACTGTGGTAAACCTGCAGGTTTTATACAGGACTTTAAAGCATTACCAGAGAAGAAGCAGGAATTAATCAGGCAGATTAAAAGAGTGCGAGTTCTTTTTGGTATAGTAGAATTAGTAAACCCAGTGACTTCAACTGGTGCGGAAGTGACTGTTGACCCCATGCCTTTCATATGGGAGATAGATAACAAAGATGCCTTCAAAATTGTGGGCGAGCCTTTCGCTAATCTGGCAAAGCTACAGAGACTGCCAATACATCATATGATTACAGCTACGACTGACGAGAAGAAGTTACCTAATGGTAATAGCTTCTTTATTCCTGTCGTGTCTCTTGATGTATCTAAGTCTATTGAAGTGACTGACGATGACCAGAATATGTTTGCTGACTTCCTAGCGTGGTTGGATAATTACAATCAATACATTCTGAATCTATGGCAAGAGAAGGCTAACTCTAGGATGGAAGATGATGATGTTGATGTGGTAGATAACCTAGTAGACATCGAAGTTGAAGACGTGGGTTGCTAATGAACCATCCTGCTGAACTAGCGTTGCATCAGTACCTAGATGATGCTGTTAATGGTAAGACATCTATGTCTGACACAACCATCCGACAGGTTGCTGCCGATGTGGCAGAAGCTATGCAACGTCAGTTTGGTGGGGAGAAAAAGCGTAAAGATTTTCGTTTACGCATGTCGAATGTGGGGAGACCAACTTGTCAGTTATGGTATGACAAGAACAAGCCTGAGAAAGCTCTACCTTATCCTACTACCTTCATTATGAATATGATGATTGGGGATATAGTAGAAGCAGTATTCAAAGGTCTAATGACTGAAGCAGGTATACAGTACGAAGATTCTAAGGAAGTTTCTTTGGATGTAGGTAAATCTAAAGTATCTGGCACGTATGATATAGTTGTCAATGATGCGGTGGATGATATCAAATCTGCTTCAGATTGGTCTTACAAAAATAAGTTCGAATCCTATGATACTCTTGCAGAGTCTGATGGATTTGGATACATTGGACAGTTAGCAGGTTATGCCAAAGCATCTGGTAAAAAAGCAGGTGGTTGGTGGGTTGTTAACAAAGCCAATGGGCATTTTAAGTATGTACCTGCAAGCGGTTTAGATATGACTAAAGAAGTAAAGAAGATATCTAATACTGTGAATGTTGTAAAGGCTAATAAGTTTAAGCGTTGCTTTGAAGCTGAAGATGAAACATTCAGAGGTAAGCCTACAGGTAACAAGATACTGAACACGAACTGCAAGTTCTGTTCGTACAGATTTGATTGTTGGTCTAACCTTGTGGAAAGACCTGCAGTCAAGTCACAAGCCAAGCAACCTAGAATGGTTGCGTATGTTCACTTAAAAGAGGAGTATGTAAATGAGTGATGTGGAAATGGAAACTCTTGAAGCAGAGATAAAAGAAGCGCAAGAGCGTTTAAGTTCCTTGCGTAAAGAGTATAAAGAGAAAAAGTATGCATCCTTAAAAATGGCTATGGAAGCTAAAAGGGAAGCAGACAGGGCTTTAGCTGAAGAGTATAAAGCTCTTGGTATTTCTTCTTTATCTTACAACAGAGGATTCTTTCTCTAATTGGTGAATAGATTCTCTCAGTTTGCTACAGCACGAAAGTATGGGTATCGTAGCGGTCTGGAAATAAAAATCTCTGACTTGTTGAAAGAGCAACGTGTTAAGTTTAAGTATGAGCCTTTCAAAATAGAGTGGGAAGATTTAGCCTACCGCACATACACACCTGATTTCGTGCTGTTCAATGGTGTAATAATAGAAACTAAAGGACAGTTCACAGCATCGGATAGAAGAAAGCATCTTGCTATAAAGAAGCAACATCCTAAATTAGATATACGTTTTGTGTTTGAGAATAGCAGACGTAAACTTAGGAAGGGTGCAAAGTCTACATATGGTGAATGGTGTGAGAGATACGACTTTATTTACTATGACAGGATTATTCCAGAAGCATGGATAAAAGAAAAAGGCAAAGACAAATACCCAAGTTTTATAAAGTTTAATGGATACAAAAGGAAAGCATATGGACATAGTAGATAAGCTAGATAAGAATGATTTTATAATTAGAGTTCGTCCCAATAGAAATAAAAGTAATGGTGCATGGTCAGGTAGTGCAGACATAGTAGTTATCACATCAGAAGATAATGACTTGCCAGACAGTGAGTGGAGTGAACTCATGCAGTTTAGTAGAATGATGTGTGCTTCTGTGCCTATTATAGAAGAAGTAGAAACTTTTAGAAACTTACTACATGATTATCTTAATCGTTCCCATGATGGGCAACAAGATTTATTTATTGACAAACCTAAAGATAGTAATATAATACACTTGAAATTTTTGAATGGGGCGAAGCGTAATGAAGAAAAAGATTGATATGGTAAACAGTCCACCACATTACCTAAAAGGTGGATTAGAATGTATAGATGTAATACGAGCTGCACTAGATGAAAAAGAGTTTCGTGGATATTGTAAAGGTAATAACATTAAATATACATTTAGAGAGAGTGACAAAGGTAAAGATGAAGACCTTAAAAAAGCACGAGTATATTTAAACTACATATTGGAGAGTTAAATGTTAGTTAAGATGCTCATAGCTATAGATATAGACCCAGAGGAGTACCCCATTCCTGCCGATGGTAAAGTATCAGAGGAAATTGAGGATGGCATTCGTGAATATTTTTATGATGTTCAGGGTGCTGAAATTAAAAATATAAAAACATTGAGAGATTGACATGAATAATTTATTACCTACCGACTACCAAAACTTCATTGCGTTATCACGTTACGCAAGATGGAAAGAAGACGAACAAAGACGTGAGACATGGAGTGAGACTGTAGAAAGATACATAGACTATATGTCTAACCATCTTAAAAAGAAACACAATCATACTATCCCACAGGTTACAAAGCATGAATTAGAAGATGCTATGATGGGATTGAGTGTGATGCCTAGCATGAGAGCATTGATGACTGCAGGTTCTGCATTAGATAGATGTCACGTAGCAGGATATAAC